CTATCATCAGCAGCTGCTTGTTTCTTAAGCATATTATCTAATTGATTTTGTTGTGCTTGTGCTTGGCTAGCAATCAGCTTCATTACAAATCCTGATATACTACCACCTAACATTGCTAAAATTTCTACAGGCATATTAGTATCCTTTTTTACTCATTAAAGTTTTTTTACCTTTACGAACCTTTTTAAGATCAGCACCTGTAATTTTATTTCTTGGCTTTGCAACTTTAGCTAATTTCTTTTGTTTACTACTGTATTTTCCCATTGGCATAATTTACCTCTTCTTTGCTGTTTTAGCTGATTTTTTAAAATTCATTAAAGTAGGTGCGCCTTTAGAACCTGGCTTACGCATCTTTTCTCCGCTACCTGCTTTAATGCGTTTACGTTTTTGATTTATATTATAATACAAACCATGTTTACTGCCTTTATGCATTATCCACACCTCCATCTTCTTAATGACATTGCTTTTCTTGTTGGTCTTCCCTTACTATCTTTCATTGGTCCGGGATTACCTTTCATTCTTGCACAAAATGATTTACGTCTTTTAGCAGCTTTACTACCGGGCTTTACCTTACCTGTTACTGCTGTTTTTAATTTACTTCCAGGATTAGCTCTACGATATGCAGCTACACCTTTAGCAGTCATACCAGCACCAGATTTAGTTGATCTATAATTACCACCTTTACCTGTTGATCTACTTATAACTGTTTCTTTTTTTTTAGGCATTACTTCCAAAACCTCCAACCTAATGTTGCTAGTCCTGCTAATATTATACCTATAAAAATTGTTCTACCTACAAGCAGTGAAGTGTCATCTATAATCTTTAGAGTCCTACCAAGAACAGGTAGATGTTTACTACTAATATATTTGTTAGCAGTTTCTAACCATTCCTTTTCTTTAACGCTTAACTCTCCATCTTGTTTTGGCATTATCTCAACTTTCTCTTTAACATAAATAAACTTAATCCACCTATACCAATAAGACCTAGTGCTAATGGCTCAGGTATAACTTGCTCACAATATCCTTCATTAAATAAATAATCTTCAAACGTACAAAATTCTTCATGTGCTTGTATCCAAGTTTCATATCCTTCCCAATAGATTTCATATTCAGGATCAATATTTAGATCGACAATTACATTAGTATACCACTCAGTATAGGTAGCAGGTCTTTTCTTAATTAAGTCAGCCTGTGCAGTACAAGAAGCTAATATAATTAATATTAATATACCTATTCCAATTAAATTTGTTTGTGTTTTAGTCATGCTACTCCATTCACTATAAGTATCATCCAATAAACAATACCTGTGCTAATTAATATTTTAATTAATATGTTCATTTCTTTTTCATCCAATTAATTAACTTATACAATTTACTATTTTTAGGCAAGAAAATAGATATAGTAGCCATGAATCCTATTAAACCTATGCATATACCTGTAGCATGTTCTGATATGTGTTCCCATATAATATCAAAGTGCATTACGTTTCACTCCCTTGTCTTTCTTTATCACCTGGTTGTGGTGGTCTAGATGATTCTATAAATGCCTCTTCTAAGGCTTTTACTTCATCCGATTTATTCTTCTCTTCTAATGCTTCTTTCCTAGCTTCACCAACTTTTAATCCTAAGAAGCTATTTAC